AGTGTCAATTCCGCTCTGAGCTTCGCCGACGTCTCTTTCAATGTCCTGAATTGATCCGCCGACATCACCACTTCCTGCTCCGTAGTCTCCTCGCCATAAGAAATAGCAGGCCAACAAGAGGAGCACACCAGCAACGCAGCAGCAAGCGAGACGCATTTTGTCTTTTTCCACATTTCACACCTTCAATTATAATACAAATCGCTAAGGATTGCGAATTTAGGCCCTGACAGGCGTCCGCGATTCCAATTACTCAAAGGAAACGCCTCCGGCGCCTGTCAGGGCTATTTAATCCCATCGCATATTTTCGATATAGCCACTTTTTATACATCCAGCTCTTTGCAGTAGTCGTAAGTGGCATTGGCGCGATTCGCATAGCCTTCCTGATACTCATCACACCCCGCCGCGTGCGCATACTGGTATTTAAAGAGCGCACACAGGACGTCCAAGTCGCGCAGGTCATAATTCCACTGCCGGTTGGCAAGGAAGCGGCACACCACGGACGTCGAAGTCGGGCACCACATACCTGCGTAGATCGTGCAGCGGGTGTCATCCAGATTTGGAATCTCCCATAATTCGTCTACGTAGTCCAGACAGTCCTCTGCCAGCTTCTCACGCTGAGCGGACTGGCCGTCAGGAGAATTCAGCAGCTCCTTCAACCCCTCCATGTCTCCGCCGTAGTAAATGTCCGAATAGGATCGTCCTGCGTAGTAATCGCCGCCGGGGATCCGGCCAAGCAAGTCCTCCGCTCGATCCCCTTCCCACTGCGATACACCGATCGACGGATAGTCTCCGGCGGTTGAGCAGGAAACGGAATCGAAGTCTCCTTCTACCCCCACCTCGATGATGCCATCTGCGATGGCCTTAGCCAGCTCTTCTCTAGTCATGGGACGCCTCCTTCTTGGGCAAGGACGGGAATTGTACCTTGGGAGGATCCTTTGGTTTCTTGGCCTGAATCTCCGCGGCATCCGGCCGCCCGTCATGATTTTTATCGACATTAAATACGGAAAGAAAGGTCACGGCAGCCACGACCGAGGCTGCCGTGTACTCTTTGAAACAGGACACAAGGAGCGGAAGGTCGGGATGTCCGGTCAGGATCCACTGGTATACCCACCCGCCCACGAGAAGCGCGCTGATCAGTGCAAGACCGATGCCATAAAACCACACAATTCGCATGGACGACTTCGCTTTGCGAGTGCGCTCACGCTCACGATTGATCCGTTCGATCAGCCATTTAAACTTTTCCATCGTTGCCCACCATCCTCATCTTTTTAATATCTGCCAGCATATGGGTTCCGGATCCATTGCCACCCAGCGCGTGATACGCATTATAGATTTCCTCCGCCAGCGCTGCGTCATCGTATGTGATGCACCCTTGCTTCGACGATGCGCGATGAATTCGGATAAGATTCATCTTAAGAAGTATACGCGTCCCCTGCTCGACGCCCTCCTGCCTCCGTGCCAGACTGCGCGATTTATTCCAAGCGTAACCAAAAACAAATGCCCCCGCAGAGTACACGACATGCAGGAGAAAAGAAAATAAAGCTGAGTCCATAGTCCCTCCAATAAAAAAGACCTCCGATGGAGGTCTTGGAAATCATTAAATCAAGGGGTTACCGTGCCAGTGCCAGTGCCAGTACTGCAGTGGCAGAGGCCGTAGCCCGCAAGTGTCTGGTATGGGCTCGCGGTGATATACGCGGGCTGCGGGAATGGGCGAAGCTGACCGACAATTGCAGATGTCTGCATCACCTGAGACAGGTTGAAGTTTGCGGACTGGAGATCGCGGTCACGGTCAGCCAGTTTGTCGCGAAGCTCCTGAATCTGGCTCGCCATCATCATGCCGCGGGTCTTCTCAGCCTCATCATGGATCGCTGTCTTCAGCTCGCAGGTGTTCCTGTATCCTTCCGCTCTTACTGCATCAATGTTGCGGTTTGTTTCGCAGCAACAGTTCTGCTGCGCGAAGCGGTTCTCAGCAAGCTGACTACCGAGGGCATAATTCCCTTGCATAACCGTTTTCTCAAGCCCTGCCTGCCCCTGAAGCATAGTAGTGTTAAGAGAAAAGGTTGAATCCGCAAGTCCATAGGAAACGCCGCGGAGCTGTCCCATTTCATCCTGATGGTTGAATCCCTGCTGCATTTCAGCCTGCGTCAGCCCGGCGCGGTTGCCGAAGCCACCCCAGCCTCCGCCCATCATAGCGAAGATGACGATCACCCACATCAGCCAGGCTCCACATCCGCCGCCCCAGCCATCGCCATAGTTGGCAGCCGGAGTCCCGACATTCATTACCGGTGTAATTCCTTCCATTTTTTCTGTTCCTCCTTTACATGGAATCTATGAAATCTGAGTGCGCACATCAGAGTTTCAAGCCAAATGGAGAAAGAAACTGACCGAGCTGTTCGTCGCTCCACCCCTTCTGGCGTGCCAGGTTACGGACGATCGCTTTCATTTCATCTGGGCTCTTTCCTTTGCCCATCTGCATCGCACGGCCCATCAAAGGATCAGTCCCCGCCATCTGCTGGATCATTCCTACGGGATTTTGTGCCTGCTGCAGCATGCCGATTAACTGGAACGGATTCATGGTCTTTCTCCTCCTTCATTGCATTCAGCGTCTTTTCCATCTCTTCCACCTTCGCCTGCAGTGCTGCCAGCGCTCCGGCTGGTGCTGCTTCCTGCTTAGGCGGTTCCTTGGATACGACGTAGACTTTAAATGCCGGCATCCCGTTTAGATCTATCGATTTCTCATAGATCTTCCCTTCAGCCGGAGAGGGGAAATAGGACGGTGTCCCATCCAGCATAACCTGTGCCGCTCGAGCCTCCTCGATGCCTGTCACCAGGTGCCCGCGAACGGCCATGGGCTGAGTAGGACGCTGCATCTGCCGCTGCTGTTCGAGCATGGCCAGCCGATCCTGCATTTGAGGCGTGGCTCCGTAGTAACCCGTTGGATAGAATTCTCCGTACATGATATCCCCTCCTTACGATTCCATTGTAAATGAAATCCGAAGGGGAATGGGGACAGAAAAGCCCTAAAAATATCCCAGTTTTCTGCCCGATTTGTACATCTTGGCAGATATTCTCCGCGCAATCCTCGCCACGCTCTTCCTCGTAAGCGACTGGTCGATAGCAATCTCCTTGAATGTCATTCCTTCCATTAGTCTCATATTGATGTATTTCAGCTCGTCAGGTGTAAAGATGGCGGCTTGAAGCACTGCATCAAGCTCTTCACGGTCAACCGTCTTTAGCCATTCCTTGACCACCTTTCGGTCAGGTCCCATGATAATCATCTCCTTTCGCCACAAGAATCTACTCAAGCATAGCTATTGATAGCTGGTGGGGCTGGTGGATAGTTGTACATTGTAATCACCTTTCCTTTACTATGCCGTTCTCACCCACGCTCTAATCATGTATGCAGGGGGCTGAACGGTATCAGATGCACCGTAAATAGAATTGGATTGAGAAGCGTCAAAGCTACAGCCATTCCCCGTATCATAGTATTTATCCGACGTAGAATCCGAGAATGTGATACGTTTCTTTGGATTCATTCTTTGAAACGCTCCTTCAGCAAAATCTATTAAGCCATTATGGCTCCCATTGTCGTTGAGAGGAGCTTTAGTAAAGCGTCCTGTAATATTCGGCAATCCTGCACTTCTCTGCGTTCCTGCTTCACTCGCACTGCCTGTCTGCAAGCAGAGGTTAGCAGGTACTTCTTCCCATGTTCCGTGCCGCATGAATGGAAAATCTGCTTTTGTTTTGGTCTTATCAGCAGATACATACACAGTACCAATAGGGTAGAATGTGTCTATTAAATTGATAATAGTGCTTTCTCCACCACCTTTTGTGACAGTTACCTTGCCATTCGATTCTGTGACGGACTGAACGTACTGTGTAGGATCCCACGTCTTTGCATTTTCCTCACTCTGTTTCGCTGCCTTCGCACTATTCGCTGCATTGGTTTCACTAGTTTTAGCCTTAGATGCACTTGCAGCTGCATCAGACGCCGAAGAAGAAGCTGCCGATGCACTAGAAGCACTCGCTGTTGCACTCTGTTTAGACGCATTAGCACTGTTCGCAGAATTAGAAGCAGAGGACGCACTCGCTGTAGCACTGGTCTGAGAAGCACTAGCAGAAGCAGCAGAGTTACTTGCAGATGCCTTCGCTTCCGCTGCCCAAGTCTTAGAAGATTTATTCCCAGAGACACCATCAGGACTGCTATCTGACATCGACCACGCCTTGGCTGTATTGGCACTCGCGGACGCATTCGTCTCGCTAGTCTTGGCGTTCTCCGCGCTGCCGCCACCAGTGAAAGCAATGCGCTGAACAGCGCCAGC